GTGGTGATTCTAATATAAATTTAAAAGTTGGACCTAAAGGAACTGGTTTAGTTGAAGTTCTTGGTGCAACAAACCCAGGTTCAATTCAGCTTAACTGTGAAAACAACAGCCACGGGATTAAACTTACTTCACCTGCGCATAGCTCAGCACAGAGCTATGAACTTAAATTTCCTACTGGAAATGTTACAGCAGGAACGTTTTTAAAAGTAGCTTCAGTATCTGGTTCAGGTGCAACTGGAGTAGGTCAATTATCTTTTGCAGCAGCAGGAACTTCTTGGCAAGCAGTAAAAACTTCTACTTTCACAGCTTCAGCTGGTGAGGGTTATTTCGTAAATACAACTAGTAATGTTATAACTATGAATTTACCAGCAGGAACATTAGGCGATGAAATTGCGTTTATTGATTATGCCGGTACTTTTGATTCTTACACATTTACTGTATCAGCAAATGGTTCAGAAAAAATTCATGGGTCAACAGATGATTTAACAATTTCAACAGAAAGAGCAGCAAATACACTGGTGTATACAGATTCTACGCAAGGTTGGTTGCTGAAGAATAATTAATCATGGCAGATTATAAAGATATTGTTGGGACGGCAGTCCGAAATAATGCGGGTAATATTCCTACTGCGGAGACAGGACAGGTATTTTTCGATAGCACAAACTTAGATTTTAAATATCAGTTTCCAAATACATTATCATCTTGGAGAACTGCTGGTAGTTTAAATACTGCTAGAGGTTTTGGATCGTCTGCTGGAACATATACAGCAGGTTTATATTTTGCTGGAACACCAACACAAAACAATTCTACATATTCAAATAACACTGAATCTTACGATGGATCAAGTTGGACTGAAGTAAACGATTTAAACACTGCAAGATTTGCTGCCGGAGGTGTTGGTGCAACTAATACAGCAGCTTTATTTTACGGTGGTATTGGTCCCCCAGGTGGAAATGAAGACGCAACTGAAACTTATAATGGAAGTTGGACTGAAGTTAATGATATGAATACTGCAAGGCACGGAATTGCATCAGTAGGAGCAAGTAATACTGCAGCTCTTGCTGTTGGAGGTTCTGGTGGAAACTCTAATAATGAAATATGGAATGGATCAAGTTGGACTGAAACTGGAGATTTAAATACTGCGAGACATACATCAGCTGGATCAGGCACAACAACTGCTGGTTTAGTATTTGGTGGAGATCCTGGATTAGCAGTAACAGAAAGTTGGAACGGAAGTGCTTGGACTGAAGTTAGCGATTTAAATACTGGTAGAGGAAATGCAGCAGGATCAGGAACTTCAACAACAACTTTAGCTTTTGGAGGGTCTCCTGGACGAAAGGCAGTGACAGAAAGTTGGAATGGTAGTAGTTGGACTGAAGTAAACGATTTAAGCACTGCAAGATATGACACAACAGCTGTGCAACAAGGAAACGGAAGTAACAACTTAGCGATCGGTGGTAATGCTGCACCTGCTCAAACAGCAGCAACAGAAGAATGGACAGCAAATGCTCCTGTCGGAGCATTTTCAACTGGTCCAGCTATGAACACTGCTAGACGTAATATGGGTAGTGTAGGAATTACAACAGCAGCTCTAGCTTTTGGTGGTAGAGCACCAACAAAAGCAAATAATGAACAATATAATGGGTCAAGTTGGACAGAGGTTGGAGATTTAAACACAGCAAGACACTCAATGTCAACTTCAGGCACTACTACAACTGCTTTATCAATTGCTGGAGAAAATGGTGGTTATAGAAATATAGTTGAAGAATGGAATGGATCAGCATTTAGTGAAATAACAGATATAAACACAACACGAGGAGAAGGTGGAGGTGCTGGAGCTAATGCAGAAGCAGCTTTAATTTTTGGAGGCTCTTCACCCGCTGGTACTTTTGATAATACTGAAAGTTGGAATGGTTCATCGTGGACTGAAGTTGCAGATTTAAACACCGCAAGATTTCAAACAATGTCTGGAGTTGGTAAAACTTATACAGCTGCTTTATGTGCAGGTGGAAGAGAACCATCTCCTAGTGTAAAAACAAACACAGAAAGCTGGAATGGTTCAACTTGGACAGAACTTAATGATATGAATACTGCAAGAGTTGTAATGGCTGGTCAAACTGGAACTAATACTTCAAATATTGCAACTGGTGGATATTCTGATGCAACAGCAGGTGTTGTAGCAAACAATGAAGATTGGAATGGAGTAAGTTGGCAAGAAACAACAGATTTAAACACAGCTAGATCTGCTGTTGGTGGAGCAGGGGCAGATAATACTGCAGCAATAGTTTTTGGAGGATATTCAACTGCTGATTCTACACTAACAGAAGAATGGAGTAGCACTTCTGACACAATTAAGGTATTAACAGATTAAGGAGGAAACTATGGCAAAAACATATCAATACTGCGTAGCAGAAAACTGGGGAAAAGGATTTATCGATCACGATGAATCTTGGAGAATCACGTTTAAAGGCTATCCAGCTAATGTTTGGCAAGTTCCTGCATACAACAAACATGCTAATCTTTGGATTGCCAAAGTAGCAGGCAACATCAAAACAAAAGATGAAGCTCAAGCATTAGTTGATGCAGAGGTTCAAGCGGCACAAGCTGCATGGGATGCTCAGACTGACGAACAAAAAGCTGATCCTATGAACCCAAGGCCTGTTGACGTAATATTAGAGGAGTAAAAATTTAAATGTCAACTTATAAAGAAATAAGAGGACTTAAAGTTCGGGACTATACCACTAACCCTGATAACCCGATAGAGGGACAGCTATGGTATAATGAAACGGACAATGTTACTAAATATATTGCACCAAACGTGTTTGCTGCGTGGAGAACTAATACAAGTATAAATACTGCAAGACAACAGCTTGCAGGATCAGGAACATCAACTTCAAGTATAGCTGCTACAGGAATAGTTTCACCAAACTCACCTACAGTAAATGTAGAGACTTGGAATGGATCTTCTTGGACAGAAGTAAATAATGTGAATGCTGCTAGATATGGTCTTGGAGGAGCTGGTGCTGATAGCACGTCTGCCGTAATATTTGGTGGTTTTACATCTCCTCCTGATACTTCATATAATAATACAGAAACATGGAATGGATCATCTTGGACAGAAGTAAATAATTTAAACACAGCTAGAATGATGTTTGGGTCAGCAGGAGCTACAAGTACAGCTGCTCTAGCTATTGCAGGTTATCCTGTTCCTTCACTAACAGCATCAGTTGAATCTTGGGATGGATCAAGTTGGACTGAAATAGCAGATGTAAATACTGCTAGAAGACTTTTAGCAGCAAATGGAACTACGACGTCTGCTTTAGCTTATGGAGGATGGCCACCAAATTATGCAAACACAGAAAGTTGGAATGGTTCAGCATGGACAGAAGTTAATGATTTAAATTCTGCTAGAAGAAGTTTAGATGGAACAGGAGCCGACAACACAGCTGCTTTAGCTGTTGGTGGATTTGTTACCGCTGATTCAGCACTAACAGAAGAATGGAATGGAACAAGCTGGACAGAAGTTGCAGATTTAAGTACAGCTAGAGATCATTTAGCGTTAAGTACTGGAACTGTTACATCAGCACTTGGTTTTGGAGGAAATCAGACAAATTCAACAAGCGCAGTAGAAGAATGGAATTCATCGATAGCACAAGGTGCTTGGGCTACTGGAGGAAGCGTTAACACAGCAAGAAGAGATTTAGGTGGAGCAGGAACTCAAACAGCAGGTTTAATAATGGGAGGACAACCTCCTCCTACAGGAGTAGCAAATACAGAATCTTATAACGGATCTTCATGGACTGAAGTAAATGATTTAAATCAAGCTAGATGTGGAAATGAAGGTTCTGGAACTTCTACTTCTGCATTAAGTTATGGTGGACTAACGACTGCTTATGTTGCTCTTACTGAAAGTTGGAATGGAAGTTCTTGGACTGAAACTGGAGATTTAAATACTGCAAGAGGTTTTTTAAATGGATTAGGAGCAGATAGTACGTCTGCTTTAGCGTTTGGAGGTGCAACACCGCCAGTAACTGCTGTAACAGAATCATGGAACGGATCTGCTTGGACAGAAGTAAACGATTTAAATACTGCAAGGTATGAACTAGTAGGAAACGGAATTGTTACAGCTGGATTAGCTACTGGTGGTTATTCAACCACAGCAGTAGGAAACACAGAAACATGGAATGGATCCACTTGGACTGAACTTAATGATTTAAACACTGTTAGATATTCTTCAGCAGGTTCAGGAACATACACTGACGCTGTAGTTTTTGGAGGAGCACCTGGTTTTATAGCAAATACAGAATTATGGAATGGAGTTTCTTGGGTGGAAACTTCAGATTTAAGCACAGCTAGATATGGTGGAAGCGGAACTCCCGCAGGTACATCATCGGCTGCGTTTTATGCTGTAGGTAGATACAATAGTACAACAGACACTGCAGCAACAGAAGAATGGAGTGGAACTAGTACATCAACTAAAACAATAAGTACGGATTAATTATGTCAACTTATAAGGAAATACGCGGAGCACATATAACAACAGTAACATCAGATCCACCTGCTCCTGTTAATGGACAGATGTGGTATAACTCAACAGATGGAGCTGTAAAAGGTGTTAAAAAAACTTTAGCTGGATCTTGGGCTAGTGGTGGAACTTTAAATACATCACCAGGTAGATTTCAACTTGGAGGAGCTGGAATTCAAACTGCAGCTCTAGCTTTTGGAGGAGGAACTCAATGGCCTGGAGTAGGTGTAACCGCTAACACAGAAACTTACAATGGAAGTTCTTGGAGTGAAGTTAATAATTTAAATACTGCAAGAAGAAATTTAACTGGTTTAGGATTACAAACTGCAGCTTTAGGGTTTGGAGGAGGACCACCTGCACAAGACATAAACGAATCATGGAACGGAAGTTCTTGGACAGAAGTTGCAGATTTAAATACTGCTAAAGATAATAATCCTGGAGGAACAGGAACAACAACCGCAGGTATTGCTTTTGGTGGAGAAGGAGCTCCTGGATCAGTAACCGCAACTTGTGAAACTTGGAATGGTAGCGCTTGGACAGAGGTAGGAGATTTAAATAACGCAAGAATGACTGTAGCAGCAGCAGGAACTTCAACATCAGCTTTAGCTTTTGGTGGAGCGCCAAGTCCTCTTGGAGCTTATACAGAATCTTGGAATGGATCAGCGTGGACAGAAGTATCTGATTTAAATACTGGTAGTAGAGAAGGACCAGGTGGTTTTGGAGCTAGTAATACTTCTGCTCTTTGTGCAGGTGCATCGCCAGGAGGAAATACAGAAGAATGGGATGGGTCTTCATGGACAGAAGTAGCGGATGTAAGCACAGCTGTTTCTAATACAGCACCAACACAATCTGGAACAACATCTCTTGGTGCAATATTTGGTGGATTTACTGGACCAGGTATAAATCCTCAAAGAACAACAGAAGAATGGACTGGACCAACATCTACAACAGTAACATTTACAACTTCTTAATACTTGATATTATTTATAAAAAGTATATAAGAAAGCTAAGAAGGATATAAAGATATGAAAAAAGACGTTAAAGAAGTTATACAAGGTGAAGAACCTCATTTAAATAATTTATTATCACAAGATGATTTGTCATCATTTAAAGGTATGGTGGACGAGCTTCGTGATACATGGACCAAGAAACAAATGTTTCGAACAGAAACAGAAGCAAGGTTTTCTGTGTTACAAGATAATAGATACCCAACTAAAGCTGCAAAGTATTGGCAGTGTGTTAGAGAACAATCTAGTTATTTAGATAATTTAATGGCTTTGTCATTTGATTACAGAAGAAATGAAGCTAAAATTAAATGGCTAGAGAAAAAAATAGAAAAAGAAGAAGATGAGTACAAAGCTACTAAATATCAAATAGATTTAGATGAATGTAGATTTGGTAAAGCATCTATGGAGAAAGTTGCAAGACATAGAATGCGTGAAATTAAAATGTGGTCTAAATTAAAAAAAGAATTTAATGATGGATCGTTTAATGACAAAGATGTAAATGTTCATCAGTTAGAATCATATGGATTACAATATGCTGAAAAAGCTAAAACATTAAATCAAAATTCAAGTGAAGCTGAGATATTTAATGTAATGGGTCAATTACAATCTTTACAAAGAATTAAAAAGTCTGGTGAATTAGAAAGTAGTTATCAAGAGAAAGAACAAATCACGCAACATGGAAAACCTAAAGTTTGATTTTGTATTTTTAGGTCAGTCAATTTTAAAATATCAAGTGCCTCTTGATGTCTTTTATACAATTAATCATATTTATGAAGTTAATAAAAATAGATTGGATAAAGCTAATAAACAGTTAGTAGGTAAAATAGAAGACGAACATTCTTTGTTTTATCATGGTGCTGATCAAACAAAGATGAAAAATCATAACAGATTACCAAGAGTAGTTACAAATTATTTTATGAATATGTTTAAACATTATTTAGCTTTTAATAAAATAAAAGATTATGATTTACATCTTAATTCAATATGGGTTAACGAAATGAAACAACACGAATACAATCCAACTCATATTCATAGGGGTATGTTATTTACAGGTTTGTCTAGTGTTATGATTTTAAAATTACCATCAACATTTGGTAGAGAATATTCAGCAAGTGATGTTCAACAAAACGGTAGACTACAAATCTTGGGTGCAGCCAATGGTCAGTTTGCTAAAATAGATTATCAACCACCAATGAATCTTAGAGATTTTTATATATTTCCATATGACATGAGACATTGTGTTTACCCATTTAATGGAACTGATGAGATTCGAAGAACTCTTGCTGCAAACTGTGATGTACAATTTGATCCAATAAAAAATAGAGGTGCCGCATGATAACAGAACCACGTTGGAAATCTTATCTTGTCACAACAACTAATCCAATATTTACACCAAAACAGTGTCAGATGATTATTGATGCAGGTAGGTCAGAACCTAAAACTAATGCATCAGTTGGATCTGATAAAGGTATAAAAGGTGGAGTCATAGATACCAAAACAAGAACCTCACATATCAGTTGGATACCATTTAAAAAGATGATTGACATGTATAAAGATATTGAAACAATAATGAAAACCACTAATGGTAATCATTTTGGTTTTGATGGAATGCAAATTACAGAGATGGCACAGTATACAGAATACCCTGAAGGAGGGTTTTATGATTGGCATGTGGATAATGATGTAAATTTTCAAAGCGAGCCACCTGTAAGAAAAATATCTATGACTTGTTTATTATCACCAGAGAATGAGTTTGAAGGCGGTGATCTAGAATTAGTGAAAGAAGGTCAGTCTGTAAAATTAAAACAAGGTCAAGCTGTTTTCTTTGCTTCTTTTATTAGACACAGAGTTGCGCCAGTAACACGTGGTAATAGAAAATCTTTAGTAATGTGGTTTGGGGGACCACCGTTAAAATGATTAAAGCTGCATACTTTCCAACTATTATATATGCTAAAGATGTTAATTTAGATAATAGATTATTTGAAAGAGAAGTTGTTGAATGGGCTAATAAAGACAAAGGTATTAAAAGAACTAATGTAAAAGGTTGGCATAGTCAAACTGATATGTACAAGATGCCTGTTTTTAAACCTTTAGTTGATGAATTATTTAAAATGCAGAATGAAATATTTAAAGAAGAATGGTTAGAGAGGGAACCTATAATTGGAAATATGTGGGCTAACATAAATCCCCCTGGTGGATTTAACAGACCACACTTACATCCTAATGCTCATTTTAGTGGAGTGTACTATATTAAGGCGCCACAAAACTCAGGTCAAATTGTTTTTAACGATCCAAGATCAACAGCACATATGGTTATGCCGAATAGAAAAAAAGAAGAACCACCTTCACATTTATGGAAAGAAGTTCGTGTAGATCCATTGGAGGGTAGAATAATTATATTTCCTGCTTGGCTTTGGCATTGTGTTGAACCAAACGAAAGTAATGATATAAGAATATCTGTATCATTTAATTTTATACAGTCAGGTTTTAATGTTTAAATATCAAGTAATTAAAAATGCAGTATCTTTTGAGCTAGCTAATTTTATATTTAATTATTTTTTACTTAAAAGAGATGCTGTAGAGTTTATGTATAAAAATAATATTATATATGATACTGGTATGTTTGGTACTTGGACCGATCAACAAGTTCCCAATACCTATTCACATTATGCAGATATGGTTATGGAAACTTTAATGATGAAAGTATTACCTAAAATGCAACAAGAAACAGGATTACAATTAATACCTACTTATTCTTATGCTAGATTGTACAAAAAAGGTGATATTTTAAAAAGACATAAAGACAGACCGTCTTGCGAAATATCTACTACAATAAATCTTGGCGGAGACCCATGGCCTATATTTATCGACGATACAGGGTCTAGCAACGTCATAGACGAGTATAAAAACATACATAAGCCCAATGCACCCAAAGGCACAAAAGTCTTGCTTGAAGTGGGTGATATGCTAGTATATAGTGGCTGTGAACTCGAACATTGGCGAGAGCCTTTTGACGGGAACATTTGTGGCCAAGTATTTCTACATTATAATCATGTAAATGGCCCATTTGCAGATAAAAACAAATTTGATGGCAGACCAAAGCTAGGTATACCATCTTTTGTAAAATAGTATTATAATGGAGTCGTATGTTACAAAAAATAGGGTTTTTACCAGGTTTCAACAAACAGATTACAGA